CCCGCGGCCCGGGGCCTGCAGGAGTTTCTCAAGGCCACGCGTGGCTGGCAGGGCCACGGGCCCACGAACCGGCCGCCGGGGGGCCTGCCCCAGACGGCCGCAGGGACGTACACGTTCAGCGGCGGCGCGACGTTCAGCAACACGGTGGCACTCGGCGCCTCCGCCACCGCCACGACACAGGCCACGTCGTCGAATTCGACCGCTGTCGCCACGACCGCGTTCGTGAAAGCGCAGAATTACCTCACGACGAATGCGTCGATCACGCTGTCTGGTGACGCGACCGGCACCGGTTCCACCGCCATCACCGTCACCATTGCTGGCGACGCTGTCAGCAACGACAAACTCGCCAACATGGCGAGCGGCACGCTGAAAGGACGCGCGTCGTCTGGCACCGGCGACCCGGAGGACTTGACTGCCTCGCAGGCAAAGACGCTTCTCGCCATCGCCAGTACGGACATCTCAGACTTCCACACTGCGGTGCGGCAGAACCGTCTCGACCAGATGGCGCTGCCTACTGCGAGCGTCTCGATGAACTCGCAGAAGATCACGAACCTCGCGACGCCAACATCGGAAAACGACGCAGCCAACAAGGCGTACGTCGATGGGGCGAGGGCCGGCCTCGATGTGAAGGGGTCTGTGCGCGCCGCCACGACGGCCAACATCACGCTTACGGGCGAGCAGACAATCGATGGCGTGGGGGTGGTTGCCGGCGACAGGGTGCTCGTCAAGAACCAGACGACCGGCAGCGAGAACGGCATATACGTTGTCGCTTCCGGCTCGTGGGGCAGGGCCTCCGACGCCGACACCAGCGACAAGGTGACATCCGGCATGTTCACATTTGTGGAGTCTGGCTCCACCAATGGCGACACGGGCTGGGTGCTGGCTACGGACGGGTCAATCGCTGTCGGCACGACCTCCCTGACGTTCTCCAAGTTCACGTCGCAGGGAGAAATCCTAGCCGGCGACGGCATGACCAAGTCGGGCAACACGCTCAACGCCATCGGCACAGCGAATCGCATCAGCGTGTCGGCGGACGCCATCGACATCGCGTCTACGTATGCGGGTCAGTCGTCCATCACCACGCTTGGCACGGTCACGACGGGCGTGTGGAGCGCCACGACCATCGGCGTGGCAAAGGGCGGAACCAACCTGACGACCGTGCCGAAGGGGTCGGTGATGGTCGCCAACGCAGCCGACGCATTCACCGCGCTCGACGGTGGCGGCGTGTCCGACGGCATTCTCCTGTACACGGCGTCCACCGACACGATCGCGTGGGCGACCGAGTTGGATGGCGGCACTTTCTAAATGCCAATCAAGATCAAGCACAAGCGCGGCACGGCTGCGAACGTGGCGTCGGCGAACCCCACGCCTGCGGCAGGGGAACTTGTGTTTGAAACCGACACCCGTCGGTTCAAGTTGGGCGACGGCAGCACGGCGTACACCAGCCTTGCCTACGTTGCCCCCAACGCCAGCGACATCACATCGGGCACGCTCAATGCCGACCGCCTGCCCGGCATCGACGGCGGGGAGGGTCTCGCGCCGCCGAACGCGCCGACATCTCTGGGGGCGT